ACAGAATCGACAGCAAAGCTAGACACGCACACCACTCAATATAGCTAGTACGCTGTCACCTTATTAACTCATATGAAGAATAATAACATGTATAAATCATCAATCATGGAATGGTTGCAATCGAATGCGCCATTAATTTACGGTGTCATTCTATCCATCATTATAGCCTACGGTCGTTTAACATATGACGGGGTAGGCGGACGCCGTAAATGGGTTGAAGCGTTATTGTGTGGTGCGTTGTCATTAGCTGCTAGCAGTGGGCTAGACTATTTTGGCTTACCAGTTAGTATGAATCCGTTTATTGGTGGCGCAATTGGATTTTTAGGTGTTGATAAATTACGTCAAGTATCAAATTCAATGTTAAGAAAAAGGGTTGACAACAACGATGACTAAGCTAACTGAACATTTTACGCTAGAAGAGTTTACTCGCTCGACAACAGCTAGTAGATTAAAAATTGATAACTCTGTGCCTGCTGATTTAATGCCCAACGTGCAATTAACAGCTATTAAGCTGGAGTTGGTAAGAAAAGCTTTAGGTAAGCCAATTATTATCACGTCTGGATATCGCTGTCCTGCGCTAAATGCTAAAGTTGGCGGTGTAGCAACAAGCGCTCACACAAAGGGATTAGCGGTAGACTTTAAATCGTCATTCGGTACGCCTAAAGAGATTTGTCAACAGTTGGTTGATGCTGGGGTGCAGTTCGATAAATTAATTCAAGAGCATAATCAATGGGTGCACATTGGTTTTAGTCCGACACATAATCGCCAAATAGTGTTAACAGCAGCCAAGCAGGGCGGTAAAACGGTTTATTTGAGTGGTTTAAAATGAATAAAACATACACGGCAATAGCGATTATTTTTACATTTATGATTTATGTTATTGTTAATTTGTGTAAAGACAAAGAAGCAATTCAAAAAACAAACGATGAACTGCTCGGAAAAATCGAACAGTTAAATCAGAACATCGCTAAAAACAATCAAATCATAGCAGATAATGAGCAAAGCAAACGCGAGCTAGAAAACCAATCGCTAGAACGTCAGGAGCGAATCAATGAGCAACTTAAAAATAATGACTGTGCTAATGAGCGTGTTCCTAGTGTTATCTCTAACAGCTTGTACAACAGAGCGAAAAGTTTACGTCAATCGGTCGATACCAGCGAATCTACTTATCGACAGTATCCCAAATCTACCGCCAAAATCCATGAAATTCGGCGATAGTTTGAAATATAACGAGCATTTGCTAAATGTTATTGAGAAGTGTAATAGCGATAAAAGGGCGATAAGAGAGATTAGTAATTAAAGAGGTAAAAATGGCAGTATTTAAACGTGTTTCAAAAGAATATATTCAAATGAATTATACCCATTACGCCTTGGCGTACGGAATTTACCCGATTTATATCGGTAAACTACATCACGAATCACCAACTGTAGAAGTTAGAAATTGGTTTCCAGGGCGGGGGTTAACCTTGCTTGATAATATAATTCAACCAATACTAACACTACTTGGTAAAGAGAATGTGTTTATGTTTAAAGTGACTGGCGAAATAAAATGTGACGAAGATAACTGGTTACCAAGAATGCAGAAATTAAAACCGCACGAAGAATCATCGTTTTGGCAAAGGTTTGCGATAAGCCAACTTGACGTTGCAATACGTGATTTACATGAAATCAGGGCAAACACAGATTTCCCTGAGTGGGTGGATAATTGGGTTTGCGGTAAATTAGATTGTGCGTTAAGGTTTATTAAAAGCTCAAAAGGTAAGAATGGCTGTAAATCAATGGCGTATGACGCATACCAGATGGTGACCAATGCTTTGCTAGTATTAGATTTGTTTAGTTCCAAAAATCTATACAATGGCAAACCAGACATTAGCATTCTAGAAGAATACATCAAAAGCAAGAATAAATAATTATTCACTTTTACCACATAAACTATAAAAATCCCCGGGCGGTTATAAAAAATAACTGCATATTTAATCAAACCGCTTAATTGCGGTTTTTTTATATCTGAAATTTGCCATCACACGGCAATTAACAACAAGAGCCACTTAGGAATGAGTTTTAGAGGGCACCAGATGGTTGTCATGGTTACCTCTCTTGACTGGTTCCCTGTGTGACTAAAACTCATTTCTAATGGAGAAATCATGAATATTACAATTTTAAATACTGCAATAAAACAAGATAAAAAAGGGCTATTTTGTATCAATGATATACATAAAGCTAGTGGAAATGATAAAAGTAAGCAGCCATCAAACTGGTTACGCCTTGATTCTACTCAAGAACTAATCCAAGAATTGGAGGACTCCTCAGATATGAGGAGTGGACAAAAAGCAATTGAGGTTATAAATGGTGGTAATTATCATGGATAATAATAAAAACCCTATTTTTATGCTCGCATTGTTAGTATCTCATATGTAGAGCATCTCATGAGAATAAATGGCGATAATATTTTTAAGCACCATTTAGGAGATCTAGAATTAGAACCTGACAGACTCGCCTCCTTTTTGGAGGGATACTATGAACAACATCTTTCCGAATTTGAGCGTATGTGTATGTACGACTCAATGATTGATCTAAGTAAAACAAAAGAAGGTTGTTCATTTAAAATTGGTACTACTTTTTATTTAAGTCAATCTGGCATAGATATATTAAACAATCTAATGAGTGATTTCATGCTAATGAATTTAGAAGAGAAAGAAACAAAATCAGCAGTTACATATCATTAACATAAATGATTAATCATACTCGCAGGGTAACGATGAAACAAATTCAATTAGCTCATTTATATAAGCACGGTAGATTTTACGGTTACGGTATTGCTGTAGATGGGCAACTATTATCTAATCAAGTTTCTATTAATATTGAGACAAAACCGAATCAACTTCCGCGTGTATGTGTTGATTTCAATTTGGATTGTGAGGTGGTTAACAATCCGGTTGATATTGAATTGAATAACAAAGAAATATAACTCTTTCCGAGAGACTAATTATTTACAGGATTTTGATTTGAAAAAATATAGCAAAGCCCCGCTGCCGTTTCAGGGGCAAAAACGGAACTTTATAAAACTTTTTAACGAACAAATAAAAAAATTATGTGGTGACGGCTCAGGCTGGACAATAGTTGATGTTTTCGGCGGTTCAGGGCTGTTATCTCACAATGCTAAATATACATGCAGAAACGCAAGAGTAATATATAACGATTATGATAATTATAGTAATCGACTCGCTAACATAAGCAAAACAGAAGAAATCAGAAAAGATTTATTGTCATTAGTGACTGGTTATAAGGGAAAGATAAAAGAGAATACAAAAGAAAAAATAATCCAGTACTTAAATTCTAAAAAGGGCTGCCTAGATTACTCGACTTTGTCGAGCTATTTGTTATTTTCCAACAGCATTGCAACAGGCGTAAGTGATTTTGAAGGCGCGTCATTGTACAATAGAGTGACAGTAACGCCGCTTAATTGTGATGGATATCTTGATGGTGTTGAGGTGGCGGCCCAATTAGGAATAGATATACCGGAGGCCAATGTTAATTATTTGCCGGACGGAAAAGTGGATCAGGACTTTGCTAAATTTGTAGCTTAGTTTCTAGTGTTAATTACAACCGCCTCAATTGGCGGTTTTTTTGTTTATGGAGGTTTATATGCGTGGTTTTTATGACTGGGATGATAAAGTGGGTCGTCGAGCTGAGAGAGCGGCTAAAGCTAGGTTATCAGGTTCTTAGATAGTGGGAAGTTCAACTTATAGAGCTAAAGGGTTTAGAGTGCCGAGGCACAACGATTATTTTGTGCCCATTCCAAGAGGGTTAACCTTTTCAGATTCTAAGCCTGTTAGCTATACCCGTCGCTCCCAACCAGCATTACATGCTAGAACATCAGCATCTTAATTAAAGCCCAAAATCGGGCTTTTTTAAATTCAACCCCATGCAATCAATTTTAGAGGTTATAAATGGCTCACTTGTGCGGGGCAAAAACCCGTAGTGGTAGCCCGTGTAAATCTAAAGCTATGACAAACGGCAGGTGTCGAATGCATGGCGGTAAATCAACTGGCGCCCCAAAGGGTAATAAAAACAACTTAAAGGCTGGTGGTATTTATTCTCAATTCTTCACAGCAGAAGAAAGACAAATATCGGCAGAGCTTGAGCTAGGCTCGCTTGATGATGAGCTTAGATTAACTAAAATTCGGTTAATGAGAGCGCTAAAAGCCGAAGCTGAACAACAAGAGCGGCTTGATGAACTTGAGCTTGATTCTTATTCTGAATCGCCAGCTATTATTAGTGGATTTCCTGACAACGATGAAATTGTTAGGGTGAAGCAGTTCAAGCGTCGAGATTATGTATCAATCATCGATAGACTCACTGCAAGAATCGAATCGCTCGAAATGAGAAGAGCTTCTCTTGTTCAAATGTCGTTAGATGTTGAGAGAAAGCAACTTGAAAATAAAGAGCTTTCAGAAGCAATCAGAAACGTTTCTAAGGATGATCCAATCACTGAAATGGAGGTTGTCATTGTCAGGGCGAAAAATACAAATCACAATGACTGAGCCGCAAGCTGAGTTTTTTAATCTTAGCTGTAAGTATCCCGCTTTTGTTGGCGGTTTTGGTACAGGTAAAACAGAAACTCTTGCAATCTCGGCTTTTCGAGATGCGAGAAGTTCTAGTGATGCTTTGATAGCGTTGTACGAGCCAACATATGATCTGATTAGGTTGATATTGGCTCCTCGAATGGAGGATAAACTTAATGAATACGGTATTAGGTATAAATACAACAAATCTGAAAATATCATCTATACATCATCAGGAGGGATCGGCGATTTCGTTTTGAGAACGCTTGATAACCCGTCCCGTATTATTGGTTATGAGTCTTATAGAGCTCATGTTGATGAAATAGATACGCTAAAAAAATTAAAAGCCCAAGAGGCTTGGGTTAAAATAATTGCTCGTAACAGACAAAAGCCTAAAGGTGTTTTGAATCCATTCAATAGAGTTAGCGCATACACTACACCAGAGGGATTTAATTTTGTTTACGAAAAATGGAAGAAAAAGCCCGAAGATGGGTATGAAATGATTCAAGCTTCGACTCTCTCTAATCCATTTTTACCAGAAGATTATGTTGATTCTCTGAAAAAGTCATATCCTGCACAACTTATTAACGCTTATATTGACGGACAATTTGTTAACCTTAAAACAGGAACAATCTATCATCAATTTAATCGAAAATTAAATCACTCAGATGAAGAAGCGACAGATAAGGACACTCTTTATATCGGAATGGACTTTAACGTTGGTAAAATGGCTGGGATTGTGCATATTAAAAGAAACGGTCAACCGATTGCGGTTGATGAGCTGATTAATATTTATGATACACCCGCGATCATCAATACAATTAAAGAACGATATTGGAAATATAACGGAAATGATTACATTAAAAGCCGTGAAATATATATTTACCCTGACGCCTCTGGTGACTCAAGAAAAACAGTTAAAGCCAGTAAAACAGATATCGCGCAACTTCGCGAAGCGGGGTTTACGGTAATTGTTAACTCATCCAATCCTCCTGTTAAAGATCGTGTAAACTCTATGAACGCTATGTTTTTAAATGCTGATGGTGAGCGTAGATATTTGGTTAACACCAATAAGTGCAAACGTTATACCGAATGTTTGGAGGAGCAGGCGTGGGCAAGTAATGGTGAACCTGATAAGTCATCAGACAATGATCATCCTAACGATGCCGCAGGGTATTTTATTATTAAGGATTATCCAATTATTAAACCAAGTGGTAAAGTCACACAATTACGGATATAAATTATGGCAGACATTTCAACTCCAAATCTTGATTACAACAACATGATCGAAGCGTGGGATATTAACGACGCGCTAATGGGTGGAACGCTAAACATGAGACAACTGGGTGAGCAGTACTTGCCAAGGTGGGTCAATGAAGAGCGTGATTCGTATAAAAAACGTCTACAAGTGGCCACGTTACTTCCTGCTTACGAAGAAACGATTAAACAAAATGTAGGTCGAGTTTTTGCCTCGCCAATTAAATTGAGCGATACAGTGCCAGCTAAACTGATTGAGTTTGCAAAAGACATCGATCTTGAAGGAACTTGTCTTGATGTGTGGGCGCAAGAGTTTTTTAGTATTGCCATGCAATATGGTTTAGCTCACGCTTTAGTTGATTACCCCAGAATCAATAAAAAGGTACGAACAAAAGCCGAGGAAAACGAAATCGGTGCTCGTCCATATGTTGTAATGCTTAACCCTCGTCAAATTATTGGTTGGAAATCAAAAAATGAGGGTGGAAAAGTTGTACTCACTGAATTGCGTATTAAAGAAAATATCATTATAGATAAAGATAATTACGGTCAATCTCGAATTGAGCAAATACGACACATTAAAATTGGACGGGAATCAATATGGCGACAAGATAGTGAAAATAAACAATGGGCGTTGCATGAAGAGTGGGAAACATCAAGAAAAAAAATCACACTTGTAACACTCTACACTAAAAAAACAGGGTTCATGAGAGGGTCTCCGCCATTACTTAATCTTGCTTTGCTTAATATTAAGCACTGGCAAAGTCAAAGTGAACAAGACAACATCTTGCATGTAGCACGAGTGCCAATTCTTACAGCGTTTGGGCTTGAAGATGGTGCTGAGTTAACAATCGGTAGTTCATGCGCTACAAAATTCGATGATAGAAGTTGTCAAGGGCTTGAATACGTCGAGCACTCGGGTGTTTCAGTTAATGCCGGTAAAGAATCACTAGCTGAGTTAGTAGAGCAAATGCGGCTAGCTGGAGCTAAATTGCTTCGTGACCAAAACACGTCAACAAAATCGGTTGAACAAACTCAAGAAGAGAAGATGCAAGCTAATTCGCCATTATTCACAATGGCATCCTCTCTCGAAGATTCGCTAGATAATATATTAGATTTGATGGCCGAATGGATAGGGTTACAAAATGACGGCAACGTTGATGTAATTACCGAGGTTGAACTAGCTAGAAAAACAATCGACGCAACTGGCGCATTAGCCATTCAATCGTTACGGCAATCCGGTGATATTCGTGATATTGATGCTGTTGTCGCTTATCAACGTTTAGGGTTAATCAATGCTGATATGAAGCCTGAGGATGTTATTCAAGAGCTAAAAGACGCAGATCCTAATTTGCTGGATTAATTTATGACAATTAACAAAAAACTTCGCGATGAAGCAATTTATCACCGCGTTAATCTAGTTGGTTATGAACATAACTTAATAAGAGAATCGCTTAAACTACTAAACGTCGTTGATAAACAGTTAACAGCCCAACTATATATTGCGTTAGATGATTTATCTTCTAGCGAATTTAAAATATCACGACTTGAATCAATACTCAGTAGTGTTAAGTCATTAAATTCATTTTCTGATTATCTCTTTGGTGAATTAAATGCATTTAGTGAATATGAGAGTAATTATCAATATTCACTGTTTGAATCGTTATTACCCGATATTGTTAAAGCCAAATACCCTTTAATGCAGATATCGCCGAATCAGTTATTTGCGGCGGTAAAAGCAAAACCATTTCAAGGGCGATTATTGTCAGAATGGGTAAGCAATATCGAAGATGACAGGCTTAAACGTGTTACCAATGCCGTTAGAACTGGTTATGCAACTGGTGAAACCACTGAACAGATTATTAGGAGAGTGAGAGGTACTAAAAAAAACAATTATAAAGATGGCGTTTTAGAAACGAGTAAGAGAAACGTATCATCATTAATTCGCTCAGCTGTATCTCACACAGCCGCCGTTTCTCGTGATGAGTTGGGAAAGGCTAATAGCGATTTAATAAAAGGCAAGCAATGGTTATCTACGCTTGATACTAGTACTACGCCGATGTGTATTATTCGTGATTTAAAACAGTATACATTAAATAACCAGCCTATCGGTCATGATATTCCATACGGTGACGGACCGGGTAAATTACATTTTTGTTGTCGGTCTGTTGAGACATTTATACTAAAAAGTTATCGAGAACTAGGGATCGGCATTGATGAAACACCAACTGGCACAAGAGCATCAATGGATGGTCAAGTTCCTGCTAAAACATCTTATCTTGAGTGGCTAAAAACGCAATCACAAGAAAGACAAGAGCAAATCTTAGGAGTAGAAAGAGCGAGGTTATTACGAAATGGGGAAATTGAGCCAGAAAAGTTTTTTACTCGTGATGGACACTTGTTAACAATTGACGAGTTAAACAACCAACTCAGTGGTCAACTTAACAATCAATAAATATTTATTAACATCTACAAGGTCGCTATATGCGGCCTTTTTTATTTTATGCCACATAGCGGATGCGAAGTGGTGAAACGGTTGGAAAACCATTAACAGTCGGAAGACGGAGAATTTATGAAATTAAAAACAATTGATGTAAATGGCACAACTTATGCAGTTATCGAAAACGGCAATCCCGTGTACGTACATGATGACGGAAAGGAAATCCCTTTTGATGCTGTAGCCTCACTTAACAAAATTTCAGCTTTAAATGGTGAAGCGAAAGCGCATCGTGAAGCTAAAGAAAAAGTTGAAGCGGAGTTAAAAAAGTTTGCCAACATCGCAGATCCTGCAAAAGCCATTGAGGCACTGGATATTGTCACCAAACTGGATCAAAAGAAATTAATTGATGTTGGCGAGGTTGACAAGGTCAAAGCTGAAATCACTAAGGTATATCAAACGCAAGTTGATACAGCGAAAGCCGAAAGTGAAGCGTTAAAATCTCAACTTTATAACGAAATGATTGGCGGACGATTTAATAGTTCGAAATACATTAAGGATAAAGTGGCGATTCCACCTGATTTTGTACAGTCACGATTTGGTTCATCTTTCAAGATTGAAGATGGCAAAGTCGTCGCTTACGACCAGTCTGGGAATAAGATTTACTCACGTGCTAAACCTGGTGAAATCGCTGAATTCGATGAAGCGTTAGAGTTTCTTATTGATAACTATCCGCAAAAAGACTACATCCTCAAGGCTTCTGGTAATCAGGGTGGAGGCGCGCAACAAAGCCAACACCAAGCAGGACAAAAAACAATGAAACGTTCTTCTTTTGATGCTCTCGGTCCATTAGAGAAGCAAGCTGCATTAAAAGATGGCGTACAAATAACAGATTAACGGAGAATATATTTATATGTCTAATACTTTAACAAATCTTATTCCTACAATTTACACTGCGCTTGACGTCGTATCTCGTGAGCAAGTTGGTTTTATTCCTGCCGTTGCTCGCGATACAAAAGCTGATGGCGCCGCAAAAGGGCAAACCGTAACAGCTCATGTTACACCCGCTGCACAATTAGTTGACATTAACCCTGCTGCGACCGCACCAAACGACGGTGACCAAAATATCGGTACTGTTAATGTTGAGATCACGAAATCAAAAATGGCACCAGTAAAATGGAATGGTGAGGAACAATTAGCAATTGGTCCAACAGGGCAATACAACAAAATTTTAGCCGACCAGTTCGCGCAGGGATTCCGTGCTTTATCTAATGAAGTTGATTCTGATTTAGGCAGCTTATTTTACGGTGCATCACGAGCCGCAGGCACAGCAGGCGTCACTCCGTTTGGTGAAAAAGACGACTTAAGTGATTTTTCAGAAGCACTTAAAATTCTTGAAGATAATGGAGCTCCTCGTTCTGATTTGCAAATGGTTCTTGGTTCAGATGCAATGGCTAAAATTCGGGGTAAGCAATCGGTATTATTCAAAAATAACGAAGCTGGTACTGATGAGCTTTTACGCAACGGTATTATTGGTCGCGTTGAGGGATTCAATATTCACACCTCAGCAGGCGTTAAACGCGTTAAATCAAGTGGTGCTACTGGCTATTTAGTTAATGGAGCAAAATCCGAGGGTGATCGTATCATCGCCGTTGATACAGGAAACGGAGCATTCAATGCTGGCGATATAGTAACTTTTGCAGGTGACACTAATAAGTATGTTGTCGCTGCCGCAAGCGCTAGTTCTATTACGCTCTGCGAACCCGGATTACGTAAAGATTTAGCGGATAATACAGCCATTACCGTTGGTGGTGACTATGTGGCCAACATGGCGTTTGACCGCGGAGCATTTTTACTCGCTTGTCGTACGCCAGCAATGCCGCTAGGTGGTGATAGCGCAGATGACGTAATGAATGTAACAGATCCAGTGTCTGGTATTACATACCAAATTGCGTTATATCGACAATACAAACAAATCCGTTACGAAATTGGTCTAGCGTGGGGCACTAAATCTATTGCGCCTCGTCACGCGGCACTTATTTTGGGTTAATAACAGGGGCTTTTAGCCCCTTTTGGAGTAAAAAATGGCTAAGAAAAAGGACACCAATAAAGTAGATACTGTTGATACAGAAGAACAAAAAAAACTAGAGGCACAAAAACTTGCGGAACAAGAAGAACAAGCAAGGTTGCAAGCTGAGCGTGAAAAGCAAGAGCGAGAAGCTGCGGAGTTAGCAGCTAAATTAGAAGCTGAAAAGTTAAAAAGTAAACAAAAAAATACTGTCACAATGTTAAACCCTGTAATTGGTGCTGAACCTCATGAAGCCGAGGTACACCCTGATATGGTAAAACACTGGGAGCAAGACGGTTGGAAAGTTAAGTAGGTGAAAATATGCTTAATACTGATATTAACTCAGATGAGTTTAACAGTTATGCATCCGTTGATGATTGCAGGCAGTTTGCAATAAACAGGGGGCTATCGGTTCCTGACGATGACGCTCAGATCACTATCTTGCTCAACAAGGCCATGGATTATTTGGAAACGCTGAATTGGAAAGGTAGCCCTACCAATAAAGCACAACCTTTATCATGGCCGCGCAAAGATATTATCAAAGATTCTCGCGAAATCCCCAGCAATTCAATACCAAAGCGAATTATTGATGCGCAATGTTATTTAGCAATTCATTCTAATAATGTTGATTTTTTACCCATTATTAATGGAGGCGAAGAAGTATTAAATGAATCGATTGCCGGTGCTTTAAGTGTTACTTACGCACCCAAATCTAAAAACGATTTACCAAAGATACCTTTTATTAATCGACTTTTGAATGGTTTTTGTTATTCCAGTAACACAGCGAAAATATTCAGGGGGTAGCATGTCATTTTATTTGCGCTCTAAAGAAGCAGCAACAAGGCTAATTTCAAAATACGGCATGGAATACTCAGTATTAAGAAAGGGTAAGGTATCGATTGTTAACGGCAAGGAAGTCATTACTGGGAATCAAACGTTTACAGCAATTGGCGTAAAAACTAACTATAACCCGATTGAAATTGACGGAACAGTCATTCTATCGGGAGATATTCAAATGATTTTTGCCGCTAATATTGAGCTGAAAATTAATGATATTGTAACTGTTGATGATGAAAAATATCTAATTAAACAGCCTAATCCCGTAAAACCTGCGGATACGCTCATCTGTTACAAGGCGCAACTAAGGAGGGCTTAAATGTCAAATAGCAACAACTTTATATCATCTATAAATGCGTTTGTAGACAAAGCGAAAGCCAAAAATGAGCTTGTAGTTAAAAAGGCCAGCCTCGAAATATTACAGGACATTATCAGAATGTCACCTATCGGGCAACCAGAATTATGGCAAGGTTATGCTCCTAAGGGGTATACCGGAGGGCGTTTTCGTGGTAACTGGCAGGTAACTTTTGATATTCCTGCTACAAACGAGCTTGATAGAATAGATCCGTCAGGAATGGATACTCTAAAGGATGGAATAGAACAAATTGGTCGCTATACTGGTGGCGTTCAATCAATCTATTTCACTAACAATCTACCTTATAGCGTAAGGCTTGAATTTGGTCACTCTAAACAAGCACCTAACGGCATGGTTAGGGTAGCCGCGCTAAATGCTCAGGTTCACTTTGAAAACGCCGCAAGAGGAGGCTAACAATTGATTTCGACAATCTCTGAATTGCTGGAATCGCATTTAAATATCATTGCTAATAGATTAAATTTACCGATAATTTATGAAAACATTGAAGCCGCACCAAACGACGAAATCTACTTGAAATCCACCATATTGCCAGCCATGACCACTAGTTTTGATTTGGATGGCGATTCAAGGATTTGCAAGGGGATTTACCAAGTTAGCATTGTTGCTCCAATTAATACAGGTAAATCACGCTCTCAGCAAATATCAGAAGCGATTATTAAGCATTTCAAACTCAATACAGAGTTAACCAAAGATAATTTTTCACTTTACATCAACTCAATACCAAGCGTTTATCCAGCAATCACGGATAAAACCACTTACACAATACCTATTAGCATGAATTACCGTGCTGATACATTAATTTAATTAAATTTAGGAGTTTTAATTATGGGTTTTGCATTACCTAACGGTGCACGTGTTTACGTGCAAAAAACAAAAGGCGAGGCTTTAGCATTTGAAACTATTACAAACGCCAAAGAAGCGATCGTCACATTAAAAGCAAATCACGGGCTTGCAGTTGGCGACGAGGTTCTAATTACTTCGGGTTGGACAAAATTAAATAACGCAGTTGCTAAAGTATCGAAAGTCAATAATTTAGAGGTTACTCTTGGCAATATTAACACGACAAATGCCAGTGCATTTCCTGCTGATGAGGGTAGCGGAACATTAACCAAAATTACAGCGTGGGAACGATTGCCACAGGTAAAAGAAGTTGCTACTGAGGGCGGTGAACAACAATTTGTTCAAATCCAATTTTTGGACGATGATACAGAGCGGCAATTACCGACAATTAAATCAGCAAAAAGCAAAAGCTTTACCATAGCTCATGACAGCTCTTTGCCGATCTATCCGCTATTGCAGGAATTAGATCAGACGAACGATGTGGTAGCAATGAAAATGTATGTACCAAAAGCAAAAGAAACTCGCTACGACGCTGTACGTGTGTCATTTGACCCAACACCTGAAACAGCTATCAACGAGATTGAAACCGTAAAAATCAACACAACCGTCGAATCACCAGCGATCACATTTTATAAAGATAAATAAGGATAAACTAAATGGCAAAATTTAAATTAGTCGCAGAACCAACGTTTAAGTGTAATGTCTTAATTCCTCGTGCAGGTCAAGAGGACGGGCAAATCGAACTAACCTTTAACCATTACTCAGCAGATAAACTCACTAAACTTGAAGATGAAGTTAAAGATAAACAAATTATCGATCTTGTCATGAAAATAGTTCAAGGCTGGAGCTTGGATGAAGAATTTAATCAAGAAAACATGCAAATCTTATTAAATAACTATCCTGCTGCTTGGCGTGCGATAACCGATACATACTATAAAGAAATGTTAGGTCAGCGCGAAAAAAACTAATTGAACTTGCCATTGCTCTATATACCCCCGAGCCGTCAAAAGATGAACTGGCGGCATTCGGTCTAACCGAAGATGATTACGCTGATGAGTATGTAGAAATATGGCAAGAAAATTTAGGTGCTTTTAAGCTATTTAAAGCAATGTCCACCCAGTGGCGTACAAGCATGGGTGGCGTTACAGGGCTTGATTACAATTGTTTGCCATGGGTTATGAAAGTTAACAATATAGCTGAAAACGAGACTATTTTTAATGATATTCAAATAATGGAAAGCGAAGCCCTGAAATTAATGCACAAATCAAAATAATTGTTAGTTTAAAGGGTAACTTTTTGAAAAGTCACCCATCAGTCAAACCACCTTAAGGTGGTTTTTTATTGCTCTTAACTCAATGATCACATAATATTAACGTAAAACAGTTAATATAAAATAGGATTATTATATGTCTAGTAGTGAAGAAGATTTGCTTGATGAGTGTTATTTTCCTAGTTCTATAGCAATAACAGAAGAAATTCCTAAGGGGATTAAGCTTGAAATAAAAAAAATTCAAGACAGGCAAAAATTAATGATTCGTCAAAAGTCTGCTTGTGATGTAAATCTGAGTGAGCCTTATGAAATTTTTAATGTAGAAGATGATTTCATTGATAGGTTGTGCATTTTGTTAATAAGAGCATTTAATTGTGATTGTCACATTATTATGTCCAAAATAAAGCAGATCAATATACATGTCTTGGGTGAAATGATAGAAAAATCATTTTATGAATTAAACGGATTGGGGGAGTTTAAACGAAACTTTTTTAGCGTATCTATTTCGTTTGAGTATTTTAATTTGAAATTAGATGAATTGGTTTTGTACTACAACTATTTAAACCCAGACCATAAAATCGATCACTTGGTTGATCTTTAAATAGTATTGATTTTATATTTTTTAACTATAGGTATTGTATGAAGAAATTATTGTTAGTTATTTTATTTTTTCCTTTAAGTCTTTTCGCTAAAGAAATCAGTTATAACGATTGGACGGTTAATATTAATATTGATCCGATTACCGATAAAAAAACAGTGTCAATGAATTCAGTTTATGTATCAGACAGCACTTCAATAAGTAGCGCTTTTTTTACAGTTGGTTGTGATTCAGTCATTATTATTCCATTCTCCGTTCATAATAATTTGAAAGATTATGAGGATGGGTTAATTAAAGTTATTTTCAGAGCAGACAAAAAAGCTCCAGTAGAGATGGAATGGGAGAAAAAAGGAGCCGTATTTATGACTAATCAGAAACAAATGCTACATCAACAAATTCAAAACTCAAAAAAATTTATCATTAGGTTTGGTGATAAATCGACTAGTGATTTTAGATTTCCTTTGCTAGGCTACAAAAAAGCTTATGAACAGCTCGAAAAAGAATGCGTGAATTGAAGTACCTCATTACCAGAATCTTTCAATACCACCTAAGCCCTTCTACGGGCTTAGGACAAAATTGTTCTCCGCTGTATAACAGGGGTCACTATAGAGTAATTTTATAAGGTCTCGTCTAAAGACAAGTTATTATTTCATGGTATATAGTATCTCTTAGCTGATTTAATCATAGATGATGATAGTTTTTTTATCTCAGTCTCAATGAATTGTTTTAATTCTGCTTCTGTAAATATGTAGCGCCTTAATCCGTCATTAATTTCAGTGTAATCAGGTATGTTTTGATATGCATCACCATTATATAGTTCATAATTTTCATTTACATGATTAGATAAAATATCCCATTGTTCTTCACGAATGATCGCATCTTCTAGCATGTAAATTATTTCAGAGTTCATGGAACGATTGTTCTTTTTAGCTTGTTCAGCAATTTTATCCCTCATTCCCTCAGGAAATCTAACAGTAAATTTATCTTGTACCTGACTTGGAAATTTGTTGCTCATGATTCAGCCTCTAAAAATATTTGAAATATATAATAATGGCAACTTGACATTATTGTAAATAGTGGTAAATTAACACTAATGGCAATTAGCCACTATTAAGGAGAAAAAATGCAGAAAAATAAATTTATAAAATTCACTTTCAGAATGCGTGAAGATGTTCATAGTGAGGTAAAAGCTCGAGCTAAAAAAGAGGGAATATCTTTAAATTCAGCTTTACATCAAATGGTTGTAAGAGATTTAGAAAATAACAAAAGGAGAGAAACAAATGCCTAAAAAAGCAAAAACCCCAAGTGCAGCAACACTTGAGGTTCAACCAACAAATCATTCAAAAGGAGATTCGTATATGAAAAATGATATAACTTTAGTTAATAAAAGTCAATTGACAATGTCTAGCCGTGAGATAGCCTCTTTAACAAATAAGAGACATGATCATATATGTCGAGATATTCGGGCTATTTTAGTGGCGTTACTTGGTGGTAAAGATGGTGATTATATCCGTAACCCAAATTTGGGTTACCTTACAAATCAACATGTTAGCTGTGATCAGTATGATTTTAAAAATCCTAATGCGTGGGAATATCATATATCTAGACGGTACACCGAAATATTAATTACGGGTTATGATATTAAACGTCGAACAGCAGTTATTGATCGCCTTTATCAACTAGAAGAAGCTAACAAGCAATCTCAACTAAAACTTCCAACAACAAAAGAGCTTGCGCTAATGGTTATTCAAGCCGAAGAAGAAAATGAAAGGCTGATGATAGAAAATAAGACGCTAGGATCTCAACTTGAAGAAATGAAGCCAACAGTTGCCGCTTTTGATCGCATTGCGACTAAAGCAGAAGGTAGCATGTGTATTACTGATACTGCCAAGCATTTACAAGTTCAACCAAGAAAATTCTTTCAAGAATTAAACTCAATGGGTTGGATTTACAAAAGAACAGGCAGTCATCATTGGCTTGGATATCAAGATAAGGTTAAGCAAGGGCTGTTAGAACATAAGATCACAACAGTCTCAAGAAGTGATGGTAGTGAAAAGATAGTAGAGCAGGTGCTAATTACCCCAAAAGGATTAGCTAAACTATCACAAATTTTATCACAAGAAATCGCAGCTTAACCAATAATTATAAGCCCCCCGCAGAGGGGCAACTACGAGGATATAGCATGTCAAATCAATTAATGTTTCACAGCACAGTAGTGCAACCAGTTAAACGTAATAATCAAATTTGGATCACGTCCACCGAGCTATCTAAGCTTTTACAATATGCAGATTCTAAATCAGTAACAAAGATTTATAGTCGGAACAAGGATGAGTTCACCGATAAAATGACAATGGTGGTCAAATTGACTACCAATGGAATAAACAACAGTCTACGCAAGAAATCAGTACGAATTTTCTCACTTCGAGGAGCGCATCTAATCGCAATGTTTGCTAGTACAAATGTAGCAAAAGAAGTGCGTAAATGGTTGTTAGATTTAGCTGATAAAGAGGCAGGTCATTCACAAACAAGAAAAGATATGATTGAGGTAAACAGAACCAATTTGATTTGTTTAGTTCATCACATGCTTTGGTTGAATGATTTCTACATAGATAATCGTTTATATGATGTTTTTAAAATGCTGGGGTCTAATTTCGGTGTAAGACTTCACGATCATTTTGGCGACGGTGCTTTTGTTGCTTCAATGTTTAAACAACAGCTAGAAAAGAAACAATTACGGCAAGTATAAGTTAACGACTGTAAGAACGAAGGCAGAATCCTGCCTTTGATTAAAAAACAACCACAATCAAATATACAAACAAACCACCTTCGGGTGGTTTTTTTAATATCTGGAGAAAATATGGCGGAAGAAATCACATCACTACAACTTAAAATTGATGTGCAAAGCGTTGATGAAGCGAATAAAAAGCTAGACGTTTTTAGCAAGAAGGCAGAAGAAGCGGCATCGGCTACTGACGACTTGACAGAGGCCAAAAAACGCGGCTTAAAAGTAACCGATGAAGAATTGAGGGACTTCGAGCGGGTTTATCAAAACGCAGTAAAAGGCGCAAAAGCATCACGAATTAAAGCTGAACAAGAAAGAAAGCTTATTGCAACTAGAAAGCAGCTTGCGGCGTCTAGCGATAGATTATATGTCGGTTTTAGAAATCAGCTTGATAGTTTGAAAGACGTTAATACTGCATCAAAAGAATTGGAAAAAATAAGTAGCAGTGTCAGCAAAGCGTTCAGAAACAACGAGCTTGACCTTGGTAACTACACGCAATTACTACGAGATGTTGCAACAAAGCAAAGAGAAGTGACGACCGCTGAAAATATCGCAACAAAAGCAAAAACTGATTTTTTAAACAAATTAAAAGCACAAGTAGCAGCTCAAAATTTATCTAAAGAGCAGTTATTGCGATATCAGGCTGCGCAACTTGGGGTTAGCTCATCCGCTGATATTTATATTCGCAAAATATCCCAAGCGTCGAAAGAAACCCAAAAATTAGGCACAGCATCGTTAGCTACTAAGCATCAGCTAGCTACAATGACGACACAGATGATGCGAGGGAATTTCACAGGTCTACAAACTTCTAGTATGTCTATGATCATGAAAAATGGCATAGGCAATACTTTTAGTACCCTGTTAACCTCGTTAAACCCTGTAAATATTGGTATCTCAGCAATGGTTGGGCTACTCGGTAGCATGATACCAAAGCTTTTTGAAACTGAATCTGCAACTGATAAATTAGCAGCAGCGCAAGACCGCCTAAACAAAGTATTGAATACGGACAAGAGTACTGGATTGACTTTCTTGTCTGATGATATGATGCGGCTGCTTAAAAAGAATCGATCGTTAGTTCAAGCAGCATTGAAATCTAGTGAAAAAGACTTAAAGACAACTATTTCAAATATAAAGAAAGAGTTGACATCGGGTATATCTTCAATGCAAAAAGCAAGCAAAGAATATGCTGATCTTCGTAGAACTGGTGGTGCGTCTGCATTAGAAGAAGTGTTAAAGAACATTAATAAAATTAAATCAGCCGGCAGAGATTTAAATGAAGAGCTTAAATCTAATGATCAGGCTATTATTGGTGGCATTAACACAAAAATAGCGCGTTTTGCAGAGTATTTAAATATTACACAAGAGCAGTCAAAGAGCATATTAACGCAACTTTCTGATATTGATGCTGAAACAGACTCAATTAAAGCAGAGGAAAAAATAAGCAATTTAATAAATGAGTTGAGCAAGCTGTACATCACATCAGACAATAGTTCGGACAAATTTAAATCTTTGATTGACGGACTTGTTAAAATAGCAAATAAAGCAAGTGACGCAGCTTTTAAAGTTCATTTTTTAAAATCATTTACTGACGTAGACAAAGCAACAGACCCGAAAAAAAGCCCGTTTTATCGATACTCGCAGATGATAATGACGCGTAGCGAGCGTGCAAAAGCTGAAATTGAAGAAATGGAAGCCGCAGCAAAGAGGGCCAACGAAATAAATCCGGGCTCAGTCACAAAAGATGATATAGACAAAGCTGCGGCAAAGATTAGAGCTAACAACGCCGAAAAAACAAGCTCAGCAACCAATTTATTACGCACATCACAACAGCAAGAAATCAGCTTAAAAAGTCAGCTTCAAGCACTGCGAGAACAGAGCTTGACGGTTAACACAATCACATCGGAGCGCAAAAAGTACTTTGATTTACAAGCTCAGATTCAAACGCTAGAAAGTACTGGCAATAAAGCAAGAATGTCAGCGCATGAAAAGTATGTACTTGCACATAAAGATGCTTTACTTGCTCAGTTCGCTAAAAATGCAGCTATTAGTGAAGAAATTGCACAATACGAAACAGCGACTAAAGCACTTCGTAAAATGCAAGAGTACACAACAAACTTATCTGCAAAATCTAAAGCTAGTGAAGCTACTTTTGGCATGACGTCAAAAAATGCGAATCGCTACAATGAAATGTCAGAGCTTGACGCTCAGCGTGATATAGCGCTTAAAGGCACTAGTAATCCTACAGAAATAACAAAAATCACCGAGGAATACAACAAGGCAAAACAAGCGTTACAACAAAGCTGGCAACAGGAAGACATCAATCAAACTGATTGGTTTGCAGGGCTAAAAGTTGGGCTTAACGAATTTTCAGATGCTTCACAGAACATGTTTGATGCGTTTCGTGATTTAGGACAACAAACCATGAGTTCTGTTAGCCACTCATTAACTGAATTTGTTACGACTGGGAAAATGAGCTTTAAAAGTCTTACTAAGTCAATTCTCACCAACATTATCGAAATCATCAACAAGTTGCTAGTTGCTCAAGCAATACAATCGGCCATGGGGTGGTTTGGAATGGCGAGCGCTGGTGCTGGTGCAGCAACTGGTGGGCTACAGCAAGCTTATAACGGTGGATTGATTAGAGGTTACGCAACTGGTGGGGATGTTAGATACAGCATTAACTCGTGCGGTTTTACAGGGCGGGGTAATAAGTATGAACCGGCAGGTATTGTTCACAAGGGCGAATTCGTATTCACCAAAGAAGCGACAAAACGCCTTGGTGTTGGCAATCTTTACGCACTGATGAATGAAGCGCAACGAGGGTACGCAAGCGGTGGCGCAGTGAATTTAGGTCATGCTTCACCGATTGCTTTTACTCGCAAATCTAATAAATCATCCAGCGCTATAAATGTTAATACTAATGTGACGTTAAACATGGAATCTAATAGTGAATCAGGGGCGATTAACTCAAGCATTGATGCAAATTCTATTGAAAGTCAAGCTGCTGCAATAATTGATCGGCGCGTAAATGAAACGATAAAAAAACTTGTTTCACCGGGCGGTGATTTATATAACCTGATGCGCGCAAGATAGGTATTAGGAGGAGGAAATGACAATAGATGTTTTTAAATGGAAAACAATGGGCAATCCGAAACATACAAATTCATCAAACATAAACGAAGCTGGATTTGGTGACGGATATGTCCAGTTATCCAGTAATGGTATTAATAATACAAGTGAGACTTGGGACTTAACTTATACAGGATGCATCAATGAAATAAAAGAAGTTCGTGATTTTTTAAACTCGCACATCATAAAGTCGTTTAAGTGGAAAAATCCGTACGGTGAAGAAAAATTGTATCGAGTTGTGAATAAATCTATCGAATCCGAATTTGTTGGTGGCAGAGTTGTTTCGTTATCATTCAAATTTATTCAAGCTTATTCACCTTGATTAAAAATTGGTTAGAAAATGTATTGATTTTATTGAGTTTATTTTTAATGCCAAATATACGAATAAACCACCTTCGGCGGGTTTTTTATTATCTGGAGAAAATATGCTGTCACCAATACAATTCGATAAATTATTAAATTTGCTTGTTAACATATGCAGATCGCATCAAACAACACCCGTACGAACAGAAACGGAATCATCTGCAAATGAAATACATGCTGTTTATATCTATGTTGACGCCGATATTGATAGCATTGTTAATATGAATTTTGAATTAGCAGAAAAAATAACATTAGATTATGATTTAGATTGCATTAAATTCGTTATTGTATTTAAAAAGAGTTAAACATAAAACTTAATAAACAAGACCGCTTAATTGCGGTTTTTTTATGTCTGGAGAAACTATGCCAATAACACAAGATTTACAAGCACTTGAGGGTAATCAGCTTATACAACTAATAGAGGTGGATGGCACAAAATTTGGTCTTGATGAAGTACTGAGATTTCATGCTCATAATATTTCACCCGACGGTTGGGCGTCATTTGCTGCGGAGAATTTACCATCAATAAAATGGCAAGGTAAAGAATATTTACCGTATCCATATGAGTTAAAAGACATTGAATTAAGTAGCACTGGCTCACAGCCAACACCAAGATTATCGGTTGGCAATATAGACGGTAGAGTAACTCGGCTTTGTATTGATTATGATGATTTGGTCCAAGCAAAAGTCAAAATCCACACGACAATGGCTAAGTACCTTGATGCGGATAATTGGCTTAATGGAAATCCTACCGCTGACCCTACTCAAGAGCGAGTTCAGCTATTTTTTATCAATAACAAGCGCGAAGAAACAAAAGCGACCGTTGAGTTTGAGTTATGTTCACCTTTTGACATACAAAATCTTAAATTACCAACACGGCAAATAACAACGGTTTGTACTTGGTGTATGCGTGGTTGGTATAGAACAGGGACGGGATGTGACTATGCAGGCAATAAGTATTTCACTAAAGATGGTATAGAGACTGACGATCCTGCTAAAGATCAATGCGGTGGCTTATTAAAGGATTGCAAAGCTCGCCATGGCAATAATCCTCTTCCTTTTGGTGGTTTCCCTGCGGCTAATTTACAAGGTAAATAATATGAGACAAAAATTATTAGATGCAATAAAAAAACATGTTGATAGTGAATATCCTAACGAGGCGTGTGGTCTGATTGTGGATACGGGTAAAACTCAAAAATATATACCGTGTAAAAACATATCAGACAATCCCAAAGAGCATTTTTTAATCTCACCTGATGAGCAACTAGAAGCCGAGAAACGAGGTGAAATCATTATGATTATTCATTCTCACCCTGATGTAGTATCACTTGTTCCGTCGGAATTTGACCGCATTCAATGCGACTATTCAGGCCTTGAATGGGGAATTATGTCTGTCCCTGATGGTGATTTTTGCACAATATCACCGCGTATAAATCGGGATTATACGGGGCGTCAATGGCTGCTAGGGTATGCTGATTGTTGGGCGCTTATTATGGATTACTATAAACGAGAGTATAACATTAGCCTAAAGAACTATTCTGTTACTCGCGAATGGTGGGAGAGTGGAGATGAAAATATTTATGATGACAATTGGCAATCAGAGGGGTTTGTTGAGGTGGACCTCAAAGACATGAAGATTGGCGACATCATTATGATGCGAATTGGTGCACAGGTTACAAACCATGCCGCTATCTATGTAGGTGACAATCTTATTCTTCATCATCTTTATGGCCAATTATCATCAAGAACACCATACGGTAAATATTTTAGAGATAGAACCGTTCGAATAGTACGACACAAGGAGTTATTTAATGCTGAGTAATGTAACGTTTAAAGGCGCAATGGCTAAGCAATTTGGCAAGAATCATCAATACGATGTGCAAGATATTAAAGAAGTGTTAAGAGCGTTATGCGCAACGATAAAAGGCTTTGAAAAATACATGAGTTCAGCGCATATGAAAGGTGTCAAATTTGCTTTTTTTGTTGACGGCAAAAACATTGGTATTGATGAGTTTGATATTAATGCAAGTGGTAAAAATTACATGATCATGCCTGTAGCTCAAGGGGCAAAAAGTGGTGGTTTTTTGCAAATAATTATAGGGGCAGCCGCTTTAGTCGCCGCTTTTTTTACTGGTGGCGCATCTTTAACCATGTTCGGTGCAACAATAACTGCCTCATCAACGCTGGCTGGAATCGGTATTAGTATGATGCTTGGCGGTATAGTTCAATTGCTCACGCCTCAACCGAAGTTTAAAGCTGGAGGTTCTAGCGTGGAAAACAAACCTAATTATGGATTCGGTGCACCTGTCAATACAAATGCTGTAGGTTATCCCGTGCCTGAGTTACTTGGTGAGCGTGAAATTGGTGGTGCGGTAATTAACGCTGGTATTTATTCAGAAGATCAACAATAGGTGGATTATGCATTTAATAGAAGGTCAAAAAGGTGGCGGTAAAAAACCGCACAAGCCCCACGAGCAACCAGATAACTTGCTTTCAACTGCTAAACTCAAGTTATTATTGGCATTGAGTGAGGGAGAAATTCAGGGCGATCTTACCGAACAAAACATTTATATTGATAACACTCCACTAGCTAACGCTGATGGCTCACGTAATTTCAATGGTGTTATGTGGGAGTTTCGTAATGGATCACAAACTCAAGACTATATTAAAGGTATTCCTGAGATAAGTAATGAACTAAGAGCAAATTATATAGTAAAAGCCGATAAGCCGTGGATTCGCTCATTTTCTAATTTAGAACTAGATGCCATTAGAATTAAGTTGAGTTTGCCTACACTTGTTCAATATAAAGATAACGGTGATATTGTTGGTACAATTGTGAATTATGCTATTGATTTATCAACGGATGGTAGTGCTTTTGAAACGGTTGTTAATGCGGAATTTAATGGTAAAACCACATCTGAATATCAAAGAGATCATCGTATAAATTTGCCAAGTGCGGTAAATGGCTGGGCTATTCGAGTAAGGCGATTAACGCCAGATTCTAACTCCAATAGTAAATTAATTAACGCATTTGGCGTGTCTTCATACGCAGAAGTTATTGATAGTAAGTTACGATATCCAAATACTGCCTTGCTTTACATTGAGCTTGATGCTAGTCAATTTAACGGAGCTGTGCCCAAAATCAGTTGTAAGCTAAAAGGGAAGCTTGTTCAAGTTCCAGATAATTACGACCCTGTTAGTCGAACATATTCGGGAGTTTGGCAAGGTGGTTTTAAGATGGCTTACACGAATAATCCCGCTTGGCTGGCTTATTATTTAATGCGTGATGAGATAGCAGGCATGGGATTACGGATTGATTCTACTATGCTAGACAAATGGTCTATCTATCAACTAGGGCAATATTGTGACCAAATGGTTTCTGACGGAAAGGGTGGTAAAGAGCCACGTTTTGCTTGTAATGAATATATACAAAGCCAAGAAGACGCTTACACAGTACTTAAAGATTTGGTGGCGTCATTCCGTGGAATAATTTTTTGGGGTAATGACCAGATTTGTTTAACGGCTGACATGCCACAAGACGAGCCTGATTTCATCTATCATCCATCTAACGTTATCGGTGATTTTGCATATTCAGGTGGTTCATATAAAAATAGATATACTTCGTGCTTAGTTGCTTATTCTGACCCGAATAATCACTATTGTGATGATGTCGAGGCGGTATGGGATCATAATTTAATGCGTCGATACGATGTTAATGTAATGAAATTAACAGCGATTGGCTGCACATCACAAGCGGAGGCGCAAAGGCGAGGGCGATGGGCATTACTTTCCAATGCGAAAGATGAGGCGATTACGTTTACGGTTGGTTTAGATGGTTATATTCCGATGCCAGCCAGAATTATTGGTGTTGCCGATCCGTCCCGTTCTGGTAAAGAAAATGGTGGCCGAATCCATGCTGTTTCTGGGCGAAAAATAACGTTAGATAGAGTTGTTGACTATGAACCGGGAGATAGATTAGTAATTAATTTGCCAGATGGGACAGCACAAAGTAGGACGATCAAAACTATTAGCGCAGATAAAAAAACGCTTACCGTTTCTGCTAATTATAAAATGACACCTGTTGCTGGTAACGTTTGGTGTATAGATAGCGATAATGTTGCGATTCAATATTTTAGAGTAACATCAATATCGGCGACTGAAAAAGGTCAATTTTCAATAACGGCTATTCAGCATGATCCTAATAAGTTCAAATATATTGATGAGGGTGTTAGGCTTGAATCAAAACCAATTACAGTTACTCCACCAAGTTCAATTTCTACTCCAAAAAATATTGTTGTTTCAGAAAGTAGCTATATCTCACAAGGATTGTCAGTTGCTTCTTTAAATGCAACATGGGATTCAGTAAATGGTGCTACGAACTACGTTGCGCAATGGCGAAAAGACAAGTCGGCGTGGATTAATGTTGGACGCACAAACGGCACAAATTTTACTGTCGAGGGGGTTTATTCAGGTGTTTATGAGATTCGTGTAAGAGCTGTTAATGCAATTGACGTATCCTCTCCTTGGGCGTATTCGCAAGCAACCTCAATTAAAGGCAAGGTTGGCAAACCAGATAGACCAGTTGGTTTTACTGCAAGTGATGATGTCATTTTTGGAATTACTCTTAACTGGTCTTTTCCGCTGTCAAGCGGCGATACTAGCCACACAGAAATTCAGTATTCAACTAACGAAAACAAAGATGACGCATTACAGTTAACAAATGTGACCTATCCAAGTTGCAATTACTCACAAACTGGATTGTCCATAGGACAGGTGTTTTTTTATCGTGCTCGACTAGTTGATAAAATCGGGAATGTCAGCGATTGGACAGAATGGGTTAGGGGGATTTCTAGTACTAATACTAATGATTTAACTGACCATATTTTTGATGAAATCAAAGAAACCGATGCTTGGAATTCTCTCATTGATTCCGTTGATAATGCAGCGATTAGCTCAATAGAAAACGCAAAAGCAATTATTGAAAATGCTTTGGCTAATGACACTGAAACACGCCGGCGCAGGGTTGAAAATGGCAACTTATCGGCTGAAATAAAAGAAACCAACTCTGCGTTATTAACTGAAAAAGAGGCGACAGCAATTGCATTACGCGAATTAAACTCTAAATACGGTGATGTTAGCAGTAACTTATCAGAGTTTAAAAAAACTACCGCAGAGCAAAACTCAGCTACAGCACAAGCCATTCAATCCATCAATACAAAAGTGGGGGACGTATCCACGTCAATTTCAGATGTAAGCCAAACTGTAAATAATCTCAATGGCAAAATTTCAGCTCACAGAACCATGAAAGTTCAGGTTGACAATAAAGGTCAACAGTATGTTGCAGGCATGACTATGGGGGTTGAAAACACTGATGAAGGCATGCAATCGAATGTTATTTTCTTACAAGATCGTTTTTCAATTATGAATGCCGCAGGAGGAGATCCTCAAGTGATTTTTACTACCCACGGAAATCAAGTGATCATTAACGATACAGCAATTGGCAATGGTTCAATAACAGATGCACACATCAAGGACGCATCAATAACTAATGCCAAGATCAATGATATCATTCAGTCTGATAATTTTGTTGATGGAGTCTCAGGTTGGCAGTTATCTAAAAAAACAGGTACTTTAAAAGCCGTTAATGCCAACATTTCAGGAAAACTAACAGCGACATCAGGGGAATTAAACAATGTTGTAATCAATGAAAACTGTCATATAAAAGGAGCGCTGAATGTTGGGCAAATAAAAGGGAATGTATTATCTGCAAAAAACTACGTTCGTGATGCTAATTTGTTGTTTGGTTTTAATCCCCCGCTAAACTCGGCGCATATAATGACGGTTGAAGGAAATGGATGCTGGCAAACGTTATGCTTTGCAGGAACAACACGAGTTGAATGCACGAATGGCAACGTATCTGATATAACGCTACATTTTTTATTTAACAATCAATTTTCTTTTGATATTAATCAATTAATTAATGACGGGAAAATAGATAATCTATGTGTGCCAGTTCCGCCACTCCTAATTGGCAGCAGAATTAATATTCAATTAATTGGTGAGCGACGTAAACATTCATTTGTTAGTCAATGTAAAGTCTCTTTTAATTCGCTAACTTTGTTAATGAACAACTCAAACGGTTTTCTTGATTAATTAACAATCCATCAGAACAAACCGCTCATGCAGCGGTTTTTTATATTTAAAATTTGAGGAAAATTATGTGGTATACAACAGGCAAAATAAATGTAACAAAAAATAGTAATATGGTAATAGGTATTGGAACAAAATGGGCTAATCCGCTATCTGGTGTGTCCGCCGGTAGAATGCTTATTCTACAATCATCAAATCAAGTTGAAATATATGAAATTGCATCAGTGCAATCTGATACGAGATTAACATTAGCAGAAAGTTATAACGGCGTAACAGCGAAAGATAAAGCCTATAAAATTCCAACATCGCCGTCGGTTTCTATTGAGCAATTTGCATTAGAAATAGCATCATCACTAGCGTATCATCAGAAACAGCTTGATGGTTGGCAAAAAATCTTAACTGGCTCGGGAGATGTTGAGTTAATAGCGCCCGACGGACAAAAAGTAATAATAAAATCACAAAAAAAATTATCTAACTTAATAGATGGCGCAGTAAAAAAATCGGGCGATGAAATGGGCGGGCAATTACGTATGTCTGCTGAGTCGGCAGGTATTAAATTTAAATATGTAGATAGTAATAACGAGTTTGTATTGCGTACGCTGAGTAATAGTTTGTCGTTTATTTTTTACGACGAGAAAATAAAAAAATGGTTTACAAAATTAGCGTATATAACAGATAAAAAGCAATGGTGTTTTCAAGATGTTGACGATGTAACAATTAACAATAAATCAGTGTTAAAAAAGGGCGATTACGGGCTTGGTTCAAACACCGGTATCCCCGTTTCTAATTTAGATGATAAATTAGAAACGGCGTTTTATTTTACAACGACAGATAAAATAAATGGTTTGCCGTTTAATGGCGGCAGAAGCACAGCATCGTTGTTGCCGTTACCAACATCTACGGCAACGTGGGGAGTCGAAATGCTCTCAGTTATAAACAGTAAAATCCCGAAAATTTTCTATCGATGTTCAACGTCGCGTGGCAAGGAGAGCTGGTACGAGGCGATCACAACAGCGAATTCAACAACTGATAGCAATGGTTTTCTGAAAAAAGCATCTCCGATTTTGCGGTTGTTTGCGACTGAAAATATTGATGATGTTGATGATTTTAAAAAATCGGGCTGTAGTTTAGTGAATGATTTGGCCGCTGGCGTGACAGCTAAACGAATTGATATTGGTCATTACGAAATCAGCGGTAGTTTAGGTTTTGCAAAAGAGGGGTGGTATATAACGCTACCCGAGGACGCTAACGGCAATAAAAAATTTTTTGCTGAGTACTCAACTGATGAAAACAACATCATCACAGTTAAAACGTACACACGAAAATTTGATTTTGAGAGCTGTCAAATTGTGGCTGGCGAGCCAATTGACATAACCGCAGGACGATGGATAGACATTCGATTAGAAATGCCAGTTGTTGAGGTAATTGAGAATGAAGAGCCGATACCGAGCACACTAAATCCAGTCATTATTAACAATGATGAAAACTAACTAACAAAACACACTATCAATCTTCAACTTACAATACTCAACAGCGTCATGTAGCATCACAAAATCAGCTATATCAAATAATGTTTTTGGTGTTTGATAGAACACATAATTGTGATCGTCATAGCTGTTGATAATGTAGCACTCGCCCGATAATTCTATTTCGTAATCATCGGGCGCTGTGCGTATATAAATTGGTAGTGTGTAGTTTATTGTTATCATTTGTAACTAAATTAAATTTTAATTAAACATCGCAATTTTAAAAAATCAGTTGTAAAATAACCCAGTTTTAATTAAAAACAATTCATAAATATTTTTGTTCATTTTTCTATCTCCAGCCTCCCATCGTGCCCAAGTTCTCTCATCAACATAGACAAGATTCGCGGATTGTTTTTGTGTTAACCCCGCCGCTTTGCGTGCATTTAAAACTTTTTCCGCAGAAACTGAATTTTCGCCCAGCGAATATGTTTGATGATAAATTTCTTCGCGCACTGCAAATCTGTCTAGTGGACTACCGAATGGGTCATCGCCATCAAACTGCGTCTGTTTTAGTATAATATCGTCGGCTATTGTTAATGCGTTAAATTTTTCACCGTTAATTTTTATGTAGCGTATTAGTTTTATAGTGTTTTCGTAGAATTCATAAAAATCATTCGATTTTAGCCAGCGCTCATATCTAATGAGACCTGTTTCGTATTTCAAATTTATTTTTCCAACCGCGCTCGCTAGTGTTTGCCCTCCGATCATATGCACATCCTCTTGTACCGCAAAACAAATCAGCCCCAGTACGCAATGTGAAATAAAAAAATCTTTTGCTGTAATTCCGTCGTTGTTTTTCATTAAAAATAGGTTATTTTGTTCATCAAAAATAGCTCTGTCGATTGTTTCGGGTGCTCTGCATTTTCTATTTTTAGCTAGAATAGAAAACGACATTAGCTCCTCATTTGATAGTGTGTTTAATGACATGATTTACTCCTATTTGTTGTCGTTATAACATTCTATAATTGATTTTAATGTTAATTTGTTGTCCATTTTACAATCTTCAAATGCCTCTACATTAAAAACTAATTCACCATTTCTAAAAACATCGCTCCCCCATCCAACTGTAAAATGATTTTTAGTTGAGAGAAATTTTTTTACATCGCTGAATGAATTTAATTCTAATGTTTGTTCGTATGCTGTAGTTTTTATCCCGTTTTCATCTACATTATATCCATTTGGAATAATTTTTCTGATTTCATATACACATTTAGCCATTTTTTATTTCCTCGTTCGATTTAGTATGGATATACATTAAACCAGACCAATGGTCTGGTCAAGGTGATTTTTTAACTTTTTGTGCTTTTTTATTATGAGCAATAATTAATGAGTTTTATTTGTTATGAATGATTTTTTGATGTACTGGAATGTTAATCCAATTTATATGACAGAGTGAAAAATTAATTTGCAATTGTTTTTCTAATTTCGTAATATTAAATGGCTCATCTACTTATAGTATGAAAGAGGTGGCTGAATAACCGCCCAGCCAAATTGGCGGTCACTTTTTACTAGTCATGCATTCCCACCGCTAGAAAGCCTACAGATGTGTAATATCTCATTTTCAGTAATACCATTGTTACCAGTACACGCAATTAATAGGTAAGCTCTCGGCTTTTTAGATAGCTTTTTATAATTAGATTGGCTATGATTGGCGTTGTCAAAGCACCAATTCAAGCCCTCGATTATTTCTCGATATAGAGGGTTTTATTTTATAAAATACGTAAAAATTTTTGGTCGGTATTTTTGGCGGTATTTAAAATAGGTTGGTTTTAAATATTTATATTGTTCAATGAGTTGATTTTTGTTTTCGATTCCTGCTGGGGTCAAAGCCCGCCGAAACTGGCACGGTTTTACATTGATATTCGCAATAAACTTTGATGCTCACTATAAATCAATTATAGTAAATTTTGTTGTATAGTAAAAATTACGCCTTATCAAATTATCTAAAGCTTTATCCCCCCTTTTTTTGAGCTGTAAAATAAAACAAATAAAAACATTGTGTTAGTGATTTTTTGCAAAAAGGGTTTTTAGAGGCAAAAATCCTATTTGCCTTTTGGCAAACAAAGTTTATAGTATGTTTGTTTCTAGTTTAACGCCGTGTAGGCGGTTTAAATGACTTTATGATGATAGATTAATTAAGATCTTGAGTTTAACGCCGTGTAGGCGGTTTAAATGTCGGTCAGTTTCACTCATGCTATTTTGCTCAAGTTTAACGCCGTGTAGGCGGTTTAAATGGCCAGCAAATTCAAATTGCCAGTTAAAATAACGTTTAACGCCGTGTAGGCGGTTTAAATGTACACGGCGGTAAACTAGAAACGAATATACTATGTTTAACGCCGTGTAGGCGGTTTAAATATTTTTCTTTATTGTTATATAGATCATGCCTGCCACTAATATATAGTCGTATTTCGCTAATTAAAAATTAAATAAAATCAATGGGTTTTCTGAAAGATTTTTATATTTATTTTTGTTAGTTAACTCACATTATTTTTAAGTCAATTCATCTTCTCTTTAAATTAGAAAACATAAAATATTGTAATGTTAAATAAATATGTTAATGTGCCTTATGTTGCTTTTTATCTATAAAAGCAATATTTTTTTATTAAAAATTTTATACAGAAAGTTAAAATAGTCAGTAGAAAGTTATTACGTATTTTTGAAAAAAGCTTTTAATTAAATTTGATGATAGAGGTGGAATTTTTATTAGTATGATTTTATACCA